AGCATCCCGAATACGCCGGCGGCGGCGCCTCGCCGCCAGACGTTCTCTATAGGCTGAAATACCGCCATTTCTTATACGCCTTTGTCCTGCCGATAGATCCCTCTGCGGCCATCCGGCGCAGGGCGTTTAGGGACTGCTCCAAGGTGACGCAGGCGTCCTTTGATACTTCGGACGCCGGCCGTGGAATGTCGGTCAGCTTTGACATCAGCTTCTCGCGGATCTCGGCGAGGTTTCCAATGGCCGCGCTGGGGCGGTTCTTTGATGGTACGAACCGCACCATGACCCACGGCTCGTTTAGCGTCGGCACGTAGACAGGGTACTGCTTCTGCGGTTCCTTGGCGCGAGGCAGCCAACTCCCTTTGACCATTCCAAATTCCGCATTGAGTGTTTGAGCTTGGTTCATTTCGGTTTCCTTTTAGATGCGTCAATACAATGCTGGCATTTCCATCGCTTAACGCCAGAGGGGACGGTCACTAGTTTGACCGCAGGATTGTGCCAGCAGGTATTGCAGGCCGGTTGAGTTGGCGCTGGTCTACCCACCGTTCTTCTCCAGTTCTGGCATGTTGTCCCGCACCCATGCCAGCAAGTCAATTAGATCCACTTGCGTGTTGTTGTAGCCAGCCTCGTTGTAGGCAAGAATGACCGGCCTTTCCTTTTCATACGTGAGCTTTACATTCATTTCCTCGTTGTATTCTCTAACGCCCACCATCACTTTATCCACAAGTCACCCCAAATAGTTTAAGTATCAAAACGGCAGATAAGAAAACCGCAGCAGTGCAAACAACTCCAACAATCACACCCTGCTGGTACGCTGCTTCCTTATGCCTTTGCACCAGCTCCCATGTCTCGTCGTTCATTTCCCCTCCTCAATCCTGCGCGCGTCGATTGCGTCGTTCCAGCCTTCGGTATATAAATAATCGTCGCGTCCGCCTGCCTGGTTCCATTCGCGTCGTTTCGGTAGCGCACTCCGCATCCCGTCCCGCTCGGCTGTCACGGCGGCAAGCTGCGCTTCCAGTTCCGCGATGCGGTTCTCGTCAGTAACCGACTGCGCTACGAAATCAGCGTTCTCGTCGCAGACCCTGTTGAACGCATCAGCTAGTTCCGCGATGCGTTCCTTGTCACTTATTTCCCCTCCCATGATTGCGGAGAGCGGATATGTTTTCGTCGGAATCATTTCTCCTCCCCAAAATGTTTTTGTATCGTTGTCTTGCACAACGAAGCAGCGTCTTCCCTGCCGTGAAAATAATCAAAATCATCATCCCTTGCCGTATCACGGGCAATATTTGCCGCATGAGCCACCACCGCGCAACAGGCAAGGCAATCCGCGATGACGAGTTCCGAAAACCTCTGCACAAACAGGTTGTCCCCCGTTTCGCCCAACGGCAAAGCCATTTTTGCTGCGTAGTTTGCCGCTTGGCCTGCCAATACCTTTATGCGCTCGTTCATTTCTTCTCCAGTTTTTCTACACGTTCCCACAACTCCACCAGCAGGTAACCTAGAATGGTGCTTACGTCCACGCCCATCGCGTAGGGTTCGGAATCAAACGGGATGCTGCCTTCGATGGTCTTCGTACTTCCATCTGGCAGGTTTATGTGTATAGATACTCCGTTCATTTCAACTCCTCCGGTATCTCAACTTCTTCGCCAAAAATTGAAGCGACGTAGCAGCGCATTCCGGCAAGGAGGTATGTAGCCCCGTACTGTGTGGTTGTGTCATCCCACCACTTTGGACCACCATGTTTAAAGTCGCCCCTAAACGAGTCCATATATCCTCCCGCTCTCATGTATGTGACGCTGATCTTGTTTTCCTCAAGTATCGGACCACCTTGGGACCAGTTGGTGGAATAGTTAAAGTCATCACAAGCCATCATCACTTGCACCTCCACCGACCCCAGCTTATCCACCCACCCCTCACACTTCGCCACCATCCAGTCAAGCTGGAGGTTCGTTGCCTCGCTTACTTTGATTTTCATTTCACATCCCTCCCTCGTGATTGGAGCCACTCGGTCAGGAGCGGAACCGACCGGGGCTTCCACGTTGCCCCTGACTCAAAGGCGAACGGCTTGCCGTGCCGCTGACGCGCTACAGCGACCTTATTAACTCCAGCCGTTCCCGTGAGTCGCGCAAACTGCAATACCTCTGGTGCAGCCTGATTAGCACCGCTATTCGGTTGTGGCCTTTCTTTTCCTCTTGCAACATGTTCCATACTTCCCCCTCGGTCTTGGTTGATAAGATGTTATTTAACTCGCGCCACGTAATTTTCAATTTTGTTCTCCAACTTTGATATTTCATCCAGGCACCGTGCAAACGCCCGTTCCGCAGCGCGTAACGTGCGGTGACGGATGACCAACTCCGCTTTCGCGGCCCGTAACTGCTCTTGCCATTTCTTCATTTACCTGCCTCCATGTCAAAAAGTTTCTCACGTTAATTCGGACATTGCAACATCTGATAGCGACCGCTTGTCGCGCAGCGCCCGCAGGATCTTCTCGTCGATGGTGCCTCGCGTCTGGATGGAGTAGCACCACACATCATGCTTCTGGCCGCTACGGTGCAGCCGCCCCACTGTCTGTTCATACAGTTCCAACGACCACGGCAGGGACAAAAACACCATGTGGCAGCCACCGAATTGCAGGTTCAGCCCATGCCCCGCAGACTTGGGATGCACCAGCAGCAACTGGACGCGCGCCGCGTTCCAATGCTCAATGGCCCCCGCGTCATCCAGCGTCAACGCCTGCGGATAGCGGCGGCGCAACTCGGCCAACTCCTCCTTGTACTGGTAGGCGATGATGGTGTTGGTGTGTTGGTTCTCGGTCAATAGGTCATCCAGCGCGTCAAACTTGTGCGTGGAGAACCACACCGCACCGCGCTCGGCGTAGGCGAACCCCGAGGCCATCTGTTGCAGCTTCTGCGTGACCACCGATGCGTTGGTGGCAACCGCCTGGTCGGAGGGGAACTGCACCACAAAGTCCTTTTTCATAGCCTTGTACTCGGTCATGTCCATGTCGCAGGGCACCTCGACCGCGTGTAGCGGCGGCAGCTTGTCCTTGTACTCCCCCGCGTCCAAGACGAAGGTGGCCGGTTTGATGCGTTCCATCACCTGTTCCAGTGACCCCTTGGCCGGCTCCCACTGCCCGAAGTCGCGGTTGATGCAATGAAAGTACTGTTGCAGGAACGCGCCTTTGCTACGCCCGAGCAACGTCTGGTCGATGATCTTGCACTGGCCGAAAGTGTCCTCCAGTCCGTTGGAGGTAAAGCTGCCGGTCAGCCCCCAGCGGATGCGGATGGAATCGATGACCTTCGCCAACGCTTTGAATCGTTTGCCGGAGGCGTTCTTTAGCCGGGTTAGCTCATCGAACACGATAGCGTCAAAATCCAGCTCGGGCAGCGATTGCAGGTTGTCGTAGTTGGTGACGGTAATGTGCGCGCCCATGACAAAGGCGGCCTCGCGCTGGCGCGGGGTGCCAACGGCTACGGCGATGGTCAGCCCCGGCGCCCAGATCCTCGCCTCCTGCGGCCAGACCTCCAGACAGACGCGCTTGGGGGCAAGGACCAAGAACCGTTTGGCATGGCCGTCACGCACGATGTCGCGCATGGCGGTCAGGGTGATGGCGGTCTTGCCAGCACCGACAGGCGCAAGTATCATCGCCCGGTCTGACTCGTACAGGAAATCCGCAGCTAACTCTTGGTAAGGTCTAAGATTCAAGATACGCCTCTATGAAGGTTTGCGCGACTTGCGGGACGATGGCATTGCCGTAGGCGCGCAGGCGTCCCACTCTGCCGGATATCCCATGAGCCAACGGGAATGTGCCGGGTTCAACTGGCCGGGCTTTTCCGTCGCGGCAGGGGAGCCAATCGCAATCGATCCAAAAGCCTGACGCGGGATTGTGTCGTTGCGCTCCTTGCCATCCTTTCGCGTCATGCTGTTCGCCAGATTGCCCGTGTCCTTGTAATCCCTTGTTGTTGTTGTTGCCCAACTGGCCGTCGGCCAACTCGCCAGCTTTACGGCTATGCGCAAGTACTCCCCGCTTTGGCTGCGCCCCTTGCGCACCACAAACTGATTCTTGTGGTCTGTGTGAATTGGCGTCGGCCACGAACCAAAGTCTTTGTCTGATGTGCGGCGCCCCGACGCCGCCAGCCGGAAGACCAACCGCCCCGCAGGCGTAACCTTCTCCCGCCAAGTCAGATTGAACAAGGTCGAGCCAACCGTGGTTAATCGCTGCTTCAACCTGTTCACCAAAGATAACGTCAGGTCTGCACTCGCGGATGAGGTTGAACCAGGTAGGCCAGAGGTGCCGCTCGTCGGTAACGCCACCGCCGCTGCCGGCCGCGCTGAAGGGCTGACAGGGGCAACTGCCCGTCCAAACAGGTCTGTCCTCAGGCCATCGGGCAAGGCGCAAGGCGTGGCTCCAACCGCCAAGGCCGGCGAAGAAATGACATTGAACAAATCCGGCAAGATCGCTTGCTTTGACATCCTTGATGCTCCTTGAATCAACTTCACCTTTGGGCAAATGCCCCGCGTCTATCAGATTGCGTAGCCACTGCGCGGCGTACGGGTCAAACTCGTTGTAGTAATTCATCGACTTCCTCCTTTGATCTAATCACGATGTAATTTATTCCCATGCGCGCCATGTCGGCGGCGAACACCTTCTGTAGCGGTGACAAGCGCCCCTTTACAGTCTTGAGTTCCACCACCCACACGCGGCCATTGGGCAGCATGACAATGCGGTCAGCAACCCCGACATGCCCCGGTGACACCCACTTGTATGCCTTGCCGCCATGCTCGATGGCGCGGCGTACAAGGTAGCGTTCAATATCTTTTTCTAACATGTCAAAAAGTTTATGCTATTATCAAGCCTCAGTCAACTAAAGGAATCTAAATGAAACACTCTACAGTCGTAGGCGGCTCGACCGCCAAGCGCGTAATGAACTGCCCCGGCTCAGTCGCGTTGGTGCAACTGGCCCCACCGGCGCCCTCCAGCGTGTACGCTGATAAGGGTACGCTCCTGCACACCGCCATCACCGAGTATCTGGCCGGTGAAGAAGTGATCGGCATGACCTACGAGGGCCAGACCCTCGACCAAGCAATGTTTGATG